GTGATGTAAAACAAACCGTCTGTAATGTTAAGTTCCCGAGATTCCATCTCCGCGAATGTGGCGGGAGGCACAAAAACAAATCTACGAAAACTGTTGGCAACCGGAAAAACTTTGATGATGTTTCCGGTTCTAACCCCACCAAGATCTGCCTCTGGATTCAGATTGACGGTTTTATTACCGGCAGTAAAGTCGAGCAGCAGTGTTGATGATCTCTCTCGCCAGTGCCAGTTGTGGTGGTACAACTGTTGACCAGCCGAGTTGATAATCTCAGCAATCCTCTCGTCCACTGTAAGTCCAGTGGTTGACGAAGGGTTTCCACCACATGCAAGCAGCACGGCGGCTTTTGAGCGTTTGATGGTTATCGACATGGGAAGAGGAGAAGGGGGCGGTAGCCCCCCTCTCCCAAGTGATCAGAAGATCAGGCTGCTTCGATCAAGCCGAAGCCGTTCAAGCCATCAAAGATGACA